AGACCCGGATTTCCACCGTGACCTCGGCATAATCAAATCCTAGGTAGGTGTACTCAACCCCCTTCTTCGGAATTTCGGTGCTCTCCTCCTTGAGCGTTCGGCGCACCGATACCTGCACCACACCCTCGATCTCGTTCTGGCCCCGGGCCCGGGGCCTGACAGCGATGCGCTTACCTGCCGGACCCACAAAAACAATCTGGTCGCGCTCCATCAGGCGCCCTCCTCAATGGCGGCCCGCTCGAGGGCCTCCAGGATGGCCTCCACCACCAGGGCTTTGGCCTCGCCGGGGGTCTGGGCCTGCTGGAGCACGATGTTCCCGACGTGGATGTGCACCTCGCGGGTCGCAGTGGCGGGGGTGGCCCCTGCACCTGCGGCGAGGGCCGCCACCGGCAGCTGGGGCGCCGCCGGGATGGCCGCCGTGGCCAGGGCCAGCCCCGCGCCGGCTACCGCCCCGCGCATAGCCAGCAGGCCGCGCTGCAGGCCCAACCCACCCTGCTCCCCGATGCGGGTCAGGGCCCGGCTGGGGGAGCGCACCTCGAGGCCCTCCCGGGCCCCGCCCACCGCCTGCAGCGCCAGCCCCTTGGCCGCCTCCCAGATTTTGCCGGGCGCGGCTTTGAGGCCGTTCCACAGGCCGGTCATCGCATTGCGGCCAATCTCCAGCATCAGCCCCGGCAGGTTGGCCAGGGCGCTGCGAATGGTTTCCGGTAAGCCTTTGGCCCAGGCAACCAGCTCCCCGCCCTTGGTGATGATGGCCCCCCATACGGCGTTCGCCCCATCGCGGAACCAGCCCAGGCGCTTGTAGGCCAAAATCACAGCCGCCACCAGGCCCCCTACCAGAGTGATCACCCAGCCCACCGGCCCCATCGCCAGCAGCCAGCCGCCTGCCATCCGGGCTGCGGTGGCCACCCAGACCAGGCCCAGGCGCAGCAGGGTGCCGGCCAGGCCGAAGGTCAGGGTGTTGAGCAGGCGGAACCCGGTGGTGAGCACCAGGAGGGTGCCCATCAGGGCCAGGCCCCCGGCGTTGGTTCCGGCCAGGCCGGCCTGATTGGCCGAGAACCCCCTGGCCAGATGGCCCAGCAGCGCAATGCCCGGCTCCAGCGCCTTCCACACCCCCTGCAGCGCACCCAGTCCGGTCTGCACCCCCGCCCAGAACTGCCGGGCATACCCCAGGGCCAGGGGGAAATACTGCCGGGCTTTCTGCGCCAGCAGGGCGGCCCGGTCGAGGAAGCCCAGGATGGCCTCCCCGGCCTTTTTCGGCTCGCTAGCGCTGGCCAGCGGCCCGAACGTTGCTTGCATCAGCCTGCCCAGGCTGTCCTGGAAGCGCCTGGAGATGGCGGCCCCGGGGCCCTGGCTGAAGTCGGTCAGGGCGGCCAGGTTGCTGAGCATCTGCTTGAAGGGCTTTAGCGGGCCGCCATCGCCCACGTCCATCTGGCTGAAGAGTTCGAAGGGGCGGCTTTTGAGGGTAGACATCAGGCCAAAGATGCTGGTGCTCTGCTCCTCCATCAGCCCGCCAAATCGCTTCTGGATGATCTGGCGCACCGCCAGCATGGCCTTGTTCACTGAGCCGACGTAGCTCCCGCCCTTATCAAACTTGAGGCCCTGGGCCTCCAGCAGCTCCCGGCTAATGCCCAGCTCCCGCAGCCGCTCAAAGGCCTCGCCGAAGTTCCCTGAGCGCAGGCGGGTCAGGGGGCTGATGGCGTCCTCCAGCCGCACCCCCATCGCCGAGGCCAGGTCGCCGGCATCTTTGAGCAGCCCTTGCAGGTTCTTGACATTCACCCCGGCGGCCAGCAGTTGCTTGCCGCCGGCCAGGACTTCCTGGGTCTCGAAGGGCGTCTGGGCGGCAAACCGGGCCAGCATGGCATAGGTTTCCTGGGCCATGCGCCCGGCGTCCGCACCGAACTGGGGCCGCAGCATCACCCGCAGGCTGATGAGTTGCTGCTCCTTGAAGCCCAGGGCATCAAATATGGCCTTGGTGGTCAGCCCAGCCGCCCCAGCCAGTAGGAGGTTGGGCAGGCTGGTCAGGCGGCCAATCAGCCCGCTTAGCGATGAATAGGCATTCTGGGCGTAGGCGCGGATGCTGGCCAGGTGGCGGCTGGCCGCCCCTACCGCCGCCAGGGCCCCCACCAGGCGGCGCGCGGCAGCGGTCGATACCCCGAAGCTGCCGGCGATGGCCCGAGCTGCAGCCGCACTGTCCCGCCCGGAGCCCTGCAGCTGGGTGCGGATGCGGCCCAGGCCCGCCGACATGGCCCGCGACTGGGTGACGAAGTTGTTTCGCAGCCCGAAAAACCAGGTCAGACGCCTCATGGTTTCTCCTCAAAGTGGCCCAGCAGCACCGCCGCCTCCAGCGCGGCCCCGGCCAGGGCCTCGGGGCTATCCTCCCCCCGCCGATAGGCCAGCAGCAGCTGGCCCGCGAACAGGGGCCGGTCGCGGTGCTTCACGGCCTCATTCAGCAGTTCGACGGATTTTTTGAAGGAACTCCGTCTCGGCCATCTGGGCGATGGCCGCCAGGTCCTGGCTGATCACGTCGGCCAGGCCGGGGTAGTCCTCCAGGATCTGCTCAAACTCGGTTTTGTCGGGGAATACCAGGGTCGCCTTGGCGTATTTCTCGCCGATGGCGTAGGTATCCAGGGCCAGCTTCTGGCCGCTGGCGGCCTTGTCCAGGTCGGCCCGCATGAGCCGGTATTCGCCCTTGGATAGAGGACGAAAAACCAGCACCCGGCCCTGGCGCACCAGGGCAAACAGCCGGTCACCGTGGATTTCAATCAGCTTGGAGAGGGTGGTGGGGGGCAAAAGGCCCTCGAGCTCGTCCGATAAAATTTCGGGTTTTCCCATGTTGTTCCTCAAAAATGCCGGCCCCGCCAGGGGCAGGGCCGGTACAAAACGTTAAATCAGAAAGTGGTCAGGTCGCCGGGCACCACGTCCAGCGCCTTGCAGGTCAGCTCGGCCATCAGGGCCTCGGCCCCGGGGGAGGCCGAGAGCGCGTCGTTGAGGATGCGGAGATCATTGAGTTTGTCGATCACGACGTTCTCCTTCGCATCTACAAACGTGACCACCGCGTTGAACGATTTGCGCTTGTATTTGGCCCCCAGTTTGGCGCGGAACTGGTGCCACTGATCCACCGGCATCTTGATGGTTACGTCGGCCGGGGCCATCTGGCCGGGGGTACGCCCCACCGGCTTGCCCCCGGCGTAGATGTACTCCTCCGAGACCTCGCCGGTGTTGTACTCCAGCTCGACATTCACGGGGATGCGTTCGCCGTCAAGGTCGAGCTGGATGCTCGAGTTATCATAAATCTTGCCGTTGCGTACAGTAATCGCCACGCGCCACCTCCTAGGCCGCTACCGGCTGCAGTTGCGGGTTGAAGAACCGCACCTTGCCGGTGATCCGCTCGGCGTAGCCCAGCGGGACGATGCTGATGTCGTAGGGGATGGTCTTGGTGCTGAGGATGTTTTCGGCCCGGTCAATGCGCACATATACCGCCGGCTGGTCGGTGGTCTCGTCAATCGAGACCTTGCCGCGCAGGGCGGTCCGTACCAGCCCCTCCACGTAGGCCTCGATGCGCAGGGCCTCCCGCTCCAGAATCCGCCCGGTCGAGGCGGAGACCTGAATCTGCTCGTTGAGCCAGCGCAGCCAGGCCCGATAGGCGGTCTCGCAGGCCACATCCATCACCTCGCGGAGCTGCACCTGCTCGTAGTCGCTGCCGGGCGGGGCGAAGAGGCGGCCCCGGGTGATATAAAAGCCGCCGTCGATGGTGCGCAGCGTGGCGAAGCGGGCGGCATCCAGGCCGGGCGTCACCGATTCGTCCCCGTATAGCTTGACCACCGTCTTGAGGGCCCCCGAAGCATAACGCCCGGGGTGCTCCTCCACCGGCCGCCCGCTGTAGCGCCCTGCAATCACCCAGGTCGAGGGGCGCTTCATCACCAGCCCGGTGATGGGGCTCACCATATCGGCGTACCGGCCGCCGGCCCCCACCCGCACGCTGGTAAAGCTGGCGAAGGCCGTGATCAGGCTGGCATCGGTATCGTCGGCGGTATCCAGAATGGCATGGATAAAGCGGGGGTTGTTGGGGTCGTTGGCCCGGGTTTCCAGGGCGGTGTTGACCGCAGCCGCCACCGTCGCGCTGGCCACCCCCACCACGTGAATGAAGCGGTAGGAGAGTTCGGTGCGGGCAAATAGGGCGTTCAGGGCGGCGATGAGGTCAGCGATGGTGTAGCCGGGGGCGGTGCAGGTGGCGGTGTAGGTATCGCCCACCACGAAGGTGCCGTCGGCCCAGGTCAGCGTCAGGCCGGTGTCGGGGATGACGTACACCCCGGAGACCGGCACGGCCGTCTCGGGGCTATAGGTGTTGCCGCCGTCCAGCGAATACTCGAACGCGGCCTGGGCGGCCGCCAGATTGGCCGCGGCCCGGGTGATGCGAATGCGCAGCTTGTAGTCGTCCTTGGGGGTGCTGCCCGTCAGGGCCAGCGTGGCCGTGCCGGTACCGGTTTTGGTCACGGTCCCGGCCACCCCGGCCACGCTGGGGTTGGCCGCCAGGCAGATCACCGCCTGGGTGCCTTCCCCAAAAGCCAGGGCAGCCGCTTCGGCCAGCTTACCGCCCACACGTTCTTTAGCCCCCTGGGGGCTGGTCACGGTCACGATCTCGTTGGGGCTCAGGAGGGTGGCCACGCCGATCTTGACGTGGACGCCCTCGCCGCTGCCGGGAATGGAGCCGATGCCGAAATCCTGAGGTACAACTTCAACCCGCGGCAGCCCGGTCATCGCCCACCCCCAGTCCCGATGGGCTCATTGGCCGCCTCGGCAATACCCCGATCAAAGGCCGCTTTGGTCAGTTCCTGCCCCACCACCCAGCGGTGCTTGACCCGGGCCGCCGCCAGCAGCCAGTCGGGGGTGCCGGCCTCTGCGGCCAGCTCCTCCACGGACTGGAGCTTCCGGGGCTCCGGCGTGTTTTGGTCATTGTTTTTTGCCATTGTTGCCTCCTAGGGAAGAAA